ATCTTTGCAACTGCATTTGCATTTTCTACACCATTAAGAGCAAGCTGACTTCCACCATTAAATCCAAACCACCCAAGCCAAAGTATAAGTGTTCCAAGTGCAACCTGAGCTGCATTTGCACCTTGTATATTGCGAGGTTTTCCGTCTGATGTGTACTTTCCTCTTCTTGGGCCTAATATAAGAACTCCTGCAAGAGCAGCTGCAGCCCCTGCCATGTGAACGATACCAGAACCAGCAAAGTCAAAGAAACCTCTTTCACTTAACCAACCTCCACCCCATGACCATGAACCCTGTATAGGATAAATCACAGCGGTAAAGATGACCGCAAACAATAGAAATGTCCAGAGTTTCTTTCTCTCTGCAACTGCACCTGAGACAACGGACATAGCAGTTGCAACAAACACAACTTGAAAGAAGAAGTCCGAGAACGCAGAGTGAGTCTCCAACTCGAAGTTCCACCCATACATGATTGAATACCCCATCACCAGAAAGGTCAATGAGGCAACGCTGTAAAGTGAAATGTTCTTGAGTAATATCTCGATTGTGTTTTTACTTCTTACTGACCCTGCTTCTAACATGGTAAATCCTGCAGCCATCCACATAACCAGAGCACCGCAGATTAAAAAGTAAAATGTATTTAAAGAATAGGCTAATGCGTGTTCCATAATAAATTCATTCCCCATAAAAAATGTGAGGAGTCCAAAAACTCCTCACGATAGCATTATTGTGATTTAGTGATACTCCACGCAGACTCATTACTTTGTGGAGTGGTTTTTTCTGAAGATGAATTTTCTCTTTTCATCTTCTCCAGAAGAGCAATTCGTGTATAGTCAGAAAAGCTAAGAAACTGTTCTTTTGCAAGTTGCGTTACTTTATCCCTAAAGTCGGTCGGCATTCTCACACTTACTATACAGTTTTCTATAGCGTTTCTTTCCATACTCTACTCGTCTGCAAGTTTTTTGAAAGCTTCAAAGTCAAACTCATCTGAGTCCTCGTTCGCTGCAACCTTCTCTTTTGGAGTTGATGCAGTTGAAGCCACAGGTTCGTCAAACGATTCCTCTACCAAGTCTTCTGCACTTGAGCTGACACCTTCTTGTCCAAGAACTCTATCGAGTTTTTCTTTTAATTCGTCATAAGACTTGAACAGTTTAGGGTCAACAAATTCCTGTAAAGAATACTCTGTACTCCATACAGTTTCCATTGATTCCTCATTTTTCGAAAGAGGAGCAGATGCACCAAACTCTGATTTGTCGTAGTTACGATATCCTTCAACTTTTCTAATTTTAAGTTTTAAAGGAGCTCCTTCCCACAAATCAAAAGGATTGACTGCGGTTTCATCTTCAAACTCAGGATTCATCGCTTCCTTAATCTTATCAAAGATTTTCTTACCATACCGATAAAGAAAGACTTTACCATTGTTATCAGGATTAGAAGGGTCATCAACAACATAGATGTTTGAGATATAAGTCAAACGTCTTTTCTGTTTACGAGCCTGTTCCTTACCAGCCTCATCTCCACGATTCCAAAGTTTTGTATTGAACTCGGACACAGGGTCTTTCTTACCAAGAGTGGTCAAAGAGTTCTCTATGTACCAACCGCCTGGGCCTTGAAATCCATGATTCCATACTTGAACGTAAGGCATTTCTTCACCTTGAGGTGCAGGAAGAAAACGAATAACTGCATATCCATTTCCGTCTTTACCTACAGTCGGTTGCCAGAACCTTTCGTCTTTGTTGGAATAGTTTTTTTGTGTGAGTTTGTTTGTTTCTTCTAGTATCTTATCATAAAGTTTTGTAGAAGATTTTCTTAGCTGTGCAAAATCAGTTGCCATTTTTTGTATTCTCCATATTTGCTGAGTATTATTTGTATTACAGTTTATCCACGATAGCATAATGTAATTTTATTAACATACTATATATGTGTTTAAAAGTCAATAGGTTTTATTTTATATTTAAGAAGATTGAGGTCGCTGGCTTCTCTTTCAAGAGTTGCTTTAATCTTTGCATTGATTAGTTTCGCAACGACCTCTATTTCTACTTCGTGTTTTTCACAATAGATCAGTATTGCATCTATATATTCAACACCTTCATCTCTCACTATTTTTTCAACGTTTGCTGAAAAACTATCTTTTGTTAAAACACTTAATCCCATACTATAACGTACCTTTATCTATAAAAAATGTGGTCATCAATTTGTGCGATTCTCTCGAGCTTTCCCGCCCATCGTGGAGCAACTCGGTATGTGTGATAATGTGTCGCACCTTTTGTTAAATCCAGAACAGGATTTGAACCTAGAAAGTATACAGCTGGTAACAGTTCAAGTATTTTATTGTATGCATCTTTTTCATAGATGCGATCTGAACGACCATCACAATACCAACTAAATTGACACTTGTGCCTTTTGGGCTGATTGTTTATTCCTTTTTGACTGTCAAATACAACCTTGCAGATTGTATCAGGAAAACGATTATCTTTAACTCTATTGAGTGTAACAAGACCTACTGCAATTTTTCCCAGCGTGTCTTGATTTCTTGCTTCGTGATATATGTTCTTTGCAAGACATATATCTTGATTTGAAAGTGGTGTTCCATAAGCCACATCACTGTTTAGTGTTATAAACATACCCAACACAATTCCAATCGTTATGGCACAGACACTCTTAAAAGCATCGCTCATGCATAGACTCCTTAAATTGTTTTCGGAAGTGAGGATTTAGTTAGAAAGTGGATTATCTAATGCTTCTTTAATTTGATTAGATAGTTCTTTTTTAACATCCACGATAGTTCGATCAAATTGTCTCATTCTATCATTCACATCCTTCTCAAGTTCATAAACAGTAGATCGAACATCTCGGCTAGTCTGATTTGTCTCCTTCTCGACTGACTTTAGCCTGTCCTCTACCTTATTTATATCATCTTGTATATTATCCTCTACTTTTTCTACTAAGTCAATACTTTTTCGTAGAGAATCGAGTCTAGTTTGCTCATTTTCCTCCATAAATTCAATTCTTTCTTCAAGAATGGAAAGTCTTTTGTCATATCCTGATAAATCGGGGGCTGTGTAGTTCTGTATTTTCTCCTCCATAGACGTATATCGAGAATACAGTTCAAAACCACCCCATAGACCACCAATGATTGTTGTTGCAATCGGAACACCAACTGCAAGCCACATAGAATTAAAACGGAGTTTTGCTCCACCTATGTCTAACTCGAATCCTTTTTTGTCGCTCATTGATATTGCTCCCTTATCATTTTTCTAAAAGTGGAATTGTTTGAAAAGAAAAGAGTTCTTAATGCACGATTGTTGTCTTGATTTCGATTACCAGCATAGATAACCTTTGGGTCGTACCATTGATTATTATCTGGTAAATAGGACACCAGATAAGCATTAAATCCTTTTCGATAGTTCATCAATGCAAGTACTTTTGTTTGATCTTCAGAGAAATAATCTTCTGATATCTCTTCCTGTACTTGTTCCATTTGACTCTCAATATTCATTGTAGAAGTCGAACTACTCGCATTTAATGATGATTCAATTCTTACAGTTTCCACACTTGATGCAGATGGGGCTGTACTTGTTGTCATAGTGTTTGTATTTGTTGAACCAAGTATTGCTTCACTTGATACAGGATTGGATGCTGGATTTGAAAACATCACCATTCCTGTTGGTGAAGAAGCACTTGATGCACCCATTCGTGATGTAGAGTTCATGTTAGATGCATTTGATAATGTTGCATTGACTGTTTGCTGTAAAGATACAGATGCATAGTCCAGAACACCACTTTCCAATCCTCCCACTAAACTGTTTGTAAATGCAAGAGAGTCGGACACGGCAGAGTTTGGAGATGATGTTTCTGGTGATGGCCTTACAACATTTGGTCTTGATAAAATTACTTCAAGTGGAGTGTCGATTATTTCTTCTTCAAAAAAGGTTTCTCTCGTTTCAAAAGGGTCACGAATCATTTCAAAATCGTCAATAATCATTTCTTCGTCAAGAAAGAATTGCTCCTCTATAATTTCTTCTGGAAGTTCCTCAAAAAATTCTTCTTCGGTTACTCCATCAAAAATATCGCAACATTCAAAATCAAGAAACTCCTCCACTTCTCCAAAAAAACTTTCTTCCTCAAAAAAGACAGGTTCGATATAGCTCGTGTATGCACTACAGTTGAAATCGTTAAAAGTAATCGAAGAACAATAGAGTGCAGTATCATAGCCTGGACATGAAGGGTTATTTAAAGGGTCTGAGCAATCAAGTGTAGATACGAACAGAGAGAAGTCTTCGTTGTTTACATATGTCAAAGCATTAGTGTCGTCATAAAAAAGAAACTGTTCAAACTCTCCAGCAGATATATCTCCTGTATATCCAATTGTTAGATCATGCATCCTTACGTCAATCTTATCATATCGAAACTCAAAAGAGCTGTCTCCAAAAAGTTCTACCTCAAAGGTACTTTTGTAGTTGTTGTTACGATATTCAGAGACATCATACCACCCTACAATATAAGAATCTTCAAAAGATTGTACATACGGATTTGTTGTTCCTCTGTTCACCTTATTACTACTGTTAAGGTTTACAAGGTCAGTCCAGAGTGGCATAAGAAGATAGTCGTATGTTGATGAAGTAAGAGTGTTTAAATCTCTACCACGACAGCAATATGAACTTGTAACTGCGGTACTGTCATCTTTTAATTGCAGAACACCATTTTGATAGACATTCATTTTGTCAAAACTTTGACCATATAAGTCAAAAGTGAACGGAAGATTGACACTTTTATACGAGTCATCTGCAATGTTAAGAGCCGTTCCTGTTTGAGATATATTTACAATTGCAGATGTTCCAACATCAAACTCCTGTGCAATACTCTCACTTACAGTAAATGCAAACACAAATCCAAAAAGTATGCCGATTGCTTTTTCAAGATACATCATTATCGGCACACTTTCTTATTCTTTTTGTCATTACGGCATTTCTTTTTTCTTTTATTGTAGTCAGGTCTTTCTTCTTCATTTTCTGTCCAAGCAACTTGTGCTTCATTTCCTATCTTACCTTTATACGGACAAGGAGTGCCTGCCATTTCCATCGCTTGAAAGACTCTTACATCTTGACAAAGAACACTAACAGCTGCAACCTTCATTCCCATATCGTACATCGCCTTTGACAATTTAAGTCTTTCACAATTTTCATCTCGTACCATCTTTCCTCCAGACAGTCCAATGATTTGTGTTTGTACTGCACCAGAAACTCCTGTTACGCATAAGTCCTGTGAATAACTCATCATAGTCGGTGCAATTGCACTTGGTGGTGGTGATTGTACCTTAGATTTAGTTTGCTGAGTAATATTTGTATTGTTTTCATTCGTATTTGTGTTATTGTTAGTCGAATTAGAAACATTTGTTGAGTTTGATGTTACGTTACTTGTGTTGTTGTTTGTGTTAGTTGACGAGCTCGTTGAAGTATTAACATTAGTGTTCGTGTTAGTATTCGTGTTTATATTCTCCGAACTGCTACTCGTCTGCGAGATGTTCGTGTTTTGATTAATGTTTGTATTATTAGAAGTGCTGGTGCTTTCAGAAGTGTTTGTATTGATGTTGACATTATTGGTACTCGAATCAATTGTTGTTGAATTTGTGTTGTTTGTATTTGACTCAACATAACTATTTGTATTAGTCGAATTGATAACATAACTGTTTGAGTCATATTGTGTTGGACTTGATTGATACCGATTGCCAGGCTGAGTAGTCTGGGCATATATGGTTGAACTCACACTCATCATACCAAGAAGGAGAAGTGCGAGACGCATTTACTTGTGAACCTTTCCAATTTTGGTGATTTTACAACTATTTATAAAAAAGACTTGACTTTCCATTTTGACTCGTGTACATTAATTCTTGTCGTGTTTAAGGAATACTGTCATTATAAGGGATATGCAAAAATGATTCCAAAAAAGAAATACATTCATGTAAATATGCATAAAATTAGAGCAAATAAAAAACATGGAACAAATGAACCTGTTATCACGATTAAGGAAGGAAGAAAAAATACCTACTGTCACAAGGTTTCAATACTAGGGCCAAGTGAAGTGATATACGGAGGTAACGATAAAGCACTTCTTTCCTGCGGTGCAAGAGTTGTTATAGTGACAGAGTCCGAATTAAAAATCGACTAAATAAACTTGATTTGTTGATGTGAAAGTGAACGTTGAATGGACTTGGGGGCAGTACCCAACGCCTCCACCAAAAAAGCATAGGAAAAAAAATGACCGAGAAAGATAAAAAAGAAGCTTATAGATTAATCTGGAT